ATGGAACCTATGATAACTTATCGAAGTTTGTGCGCATGGAAATGCATGCCGATGTTAATGCCGGTACTGCAGATTCTGCTCTAATGCCGTTTGGGTTCTTTGGACCAACGCAGTATAGGGATGTCGTCGTAACTGCCGCCACTGCCTATGTTCCAACTGCGGACACGATCCTACCGGTTACAGGAGGCGCCACAGTGGTCTCGTCTAGTGTCATGGATTACGCTGACGCCGCTGGGTTCTTTTCTGGAACTGCCGGCACCGAACTAACGCTTCAGTTCCCGAGCATTACGATGCGAGCGTCGTCACTAAACGGTGGACTGAGTAACCAGACTGATGCTTACTTCGGAGTTTCCACCACAGTTAGCACTACTTCCACTCGGTTTGATTACAGCTACCAAGATGTGGTGAGACGGAAGCCGGCTGACATCAATGCGCAAAACTTCACAGCGGGCCGTTCGACACGGAACGTTGCCTTCACAATGGACGACTTAGTCTATAATGCCGGATCGGGCGCAGTGACTTATACCTCAGGCTCTAGAGCTTCTAACACGTCATGCACGGCTCTTACGGGCGCCTACACCGGTATTCTAGACAGAGGCTACGATCGCTTTACTCTCCCTCTCTTTGGAGGATTCAACGGAGTGCGCATCAGCGAAAAGGATCCCTTCCGTAACGCAGGGTTCCCTGACAGCGCTAGTGACGTGAGCAGCTACATGTACTACTCAGTCAAGAAAGGTCTCGACACTGTTGCCGATCCTGAGGTGGTTGAAACTAACATGATCTCAATGCCGGGTCTCACTTACGAGTCTCTGACTTCACACGTGCTTAACATCTGTGAAGAACGCGCAGACGCCCTAGGTGTTATTGACTTGCTAGGTACCTACGTACCATCAACTGAGAACACTAGTGACGAGGCCACCAGATTAGGGAATATCTCTACAACTATCAGCAACCTGAAGAGTCGCGGAATTAACACCAGCTACGGTTGTGCTTACTACCCATGGGTGCAGGTCAGAGACAACATCAACGGTGCTGTCTTATGGGTCCCGCCCTCGGTGCCAGCAATTGGTACACTCGGCTCAAGCGCTGCCAACAGCGAGATTTGGTTCGCGCCCGCAGGGTTTAACAGAGGCGGACTCACAGAAGGTTCAGCGGGACTTCCCGTCTTGAACGTGAGACAGCGTCTAACTTCCAAGAACCGAGACGACTTGTATGAGGCAAGCATCAATCCGATTGCTTCATTCCCATCAGAGGGTATTGTAATGTTTGGTCAGAAGACCTTACAGGTAACGCCTTCAGCACTAGATCGAATCAACGTGAGAAGGCTGCTGATTTTCTTGAAAAAGGAAATCTCCAGGATCTCTTCCACCTTATTGTTTGATCAGAACGTGCAATCGACCTGGGATAGGTTCTTAGGTCAGGTGCTACCATTCTTGGGAAGCGTTAAGAATCGGCTAGGACTCTCAGACTACAAGGTAATCCTTGATGAGAGTACGACAACTCCCGATCTTATCGACAGAAATATCATGTATGCTAAGATTTTCTTGAAGCCAGCCAAGGCTATCGAGTTCATCGCTCTAGACTTCGTGATTACTGATAGTGGAGCATCTTTTGAGGATTAGAACTAGTTAATAATAATTGAGGAGATTATAATAATATGTCAAACAATTTTTGGAGCAACCCGGGTCTCGAACCCAAGAGACAGTATAGATGGGTTTTTTCATTCGGTCGCGCCACTGGTAACGAGGAGGGGCTTCTCCCCAGTTACATTTGCCGCAAGGTAGATAAACCGACATTCAACATCACAGAAACTGAGCACACCTTCTTAAACCATAAGTTCTACTATCCCGGCCGGGTTGAGTGGCAAGAGATCAGCCTCACCATTGTCGACCCCCTTGGGATTGATGCTGCGAATGCTCTTCAAAGAATTGTAGAAGAAGCTGGATATGTAAACCCCAGTAACTTAACGGTAGGGACCGCAGGCCCGGGGAAAGCTCCCCAGGGGAAACTGCAAACCATTTCAAAGGCGAACTTTGCTTCTGAAAATGGTGTCATTGGGCAGGCATACATCCAACAGCTTGACGCCGCTGGATCGATCAGGGAAACATGGACGCTTAACAACGCATGGATTAAAAGCGTTGATTTTGGTTCCCTCGATTATACCGCTGACGAGTTGGTTGAGATCACACTTCAGTTACGGTACGACTGGGCTACACAGTCGCAAGGCAGCCCGACAACATAAGAGAATTTATAAAGTTATTCTTAACAAAACTGAAGAGTGATTATATACTAGTATATATCACCAAGAAAAGGAACACATGTCTAGAAATAATGATGATCGTACCGGTGCTGCACCCGCACCCGACGCGATCCCGCCATCCGTGGTTACTCCCACTGCCAATGAATCGGTTTTTACTTTTACAACACCAACAGAGTTCGTAGAACTTCCTTCTGGTGGAAGATTCTATGAGGAGGGGCACCCTCTTCATGCGCAGGAAACTATTGAAATAAAGTTTATGACAGCAAAGGAAGAGGACATCCTTACTTCCCCGGCCCTTCTAAAGAAGGGAATCGCAATTCAAAGACTACTAGAGAACGTCGTGATCGACAAGAGCATTGACATTGATTCACTTCTAATAGGTGACAAAAACGCACTCCTCATTGCCACACGTGTTACTGGTTATGGAAATGAGTATGTAACCGGGGTGACGTGCCCTTCTTGTTTGGATAGTTCAAGACATGAATTTGACTTGGGAGAGCTTGTTGCACAACCTGGAGGAATAACTCCTGAAAATAGTGAGAACGTGACTGCAGGTCCCGACGGGACGTTCTTCATCACGGGACTTCAGCGAACTCAGGCCAAGGTAGAAGTGCGTCTGTTGGTAGGCACTGACGAAAAAGCGATTGTAAGCCGTGCGGCACGAAAGAAAAAGCATAAGCTAAAATCATCACCACTCTTGGATCAAATGACAAGCTTCATTGTATCTGTTAATGATAACCGGGATCCTATGTATATTACATCCTTCCTGGAAAACCTCCCCGCGTCGGACTCGCGTTACCTGAGAAATACTTACACCACTTTAATTCCCAACATTGACATGAGTCAAGTATTTGAGTGTGAGAATTGCGCAGCATCCACGGAAATGGAGGTTCCGCTCACCGCGGAGTTTTTTTGGCCTCGACACTAAATATATAAAAAACGTCTACGAAGAATTCTTCTTGATGAAGTATCATGGTGGTTGGAGCTTCTTAGAAGCTTATAACCTTCCTGTTACAATACGTCGTTGGTTCTTAAAAAGACTAGCTGAACAGTTCGAAAAAGAGCGAGATCAAATAGAGAAGTCAAAAAGAAAAGGTAGGAAAAGCAGATAAAGAAAGCCAGCTAAGAAGCTGGCTTTTTTATTTTTGAAAAAACTACTTACTGTGTAGGACTATATAGGGCACTAGATTTATGGATAAACTTGATGAAAGCATAATCGGAGAGGATACTCCAACAGTAATCAATCTCAACAATAAGATGCTGACAGAAGAAGATTGGCTTAGCTTCTCAGCGAATATGAAGTATATTATGGGAAGATTATTTGGGGGTCCTTATCGATCCGGCTCCTCTGTTCCACTGAGAGTACGCGGAACTGAACAACAAGTAGGGGCTTTTTTAGCCGCATTACAAAGAGAGAAAAAGTATCTTGAGAAATATGTAAAGTATGGTCTAGATAACCCTATGACTTATAAAAGTAAATACCAGTTAAACAATGCGGTCACCAGCTTCGAAAGAGAAACAGGAATTACGTGGCCATTTAAATAATATATGACCCTTTATTTACTATTAAATCTTGCATTAATAATTATCGCAGCCGGAGTCATTCCGGTTTTGGCATCTCAGGATGATGGCAGCGGAGATGATTCTAAGTCTAAGACTAGTGCTAGCGAACGACATCGTCAATTAGATCGCGAGGCACGAAAAGAGCAAGAGTTACTTCAAATATTGCTCGACAAAGGTGTCGACACTCTTCGAGCACAAGTAGAGCAGCGCGTCAGATACAACGCCACGCTGGACGAGACAAAAACTGCCAGCGAACAACGTCTCGAACTTTTAAGCAGAGAACTAAGCACGCTTAAGGCGGTCCTGGCGGAAGCATCCAGAAAGCTTGGTACCGCCCATGAGGAGGTCATAGCCCTTCAAGCCCAGGTTGAACTACTTGTCAAGCAAGAAAAAGCCTTAGCTGCTTCAACTAACGCTGCCAACAGATTTGGTGAGTCTTTTGATAAACTACTAGGATTGTCCGATGAATGGAACAATTCCATGCTCGGAGGACTCCTCGACGCCTTAGACGCAGGACGAGGGCTTGAGGGCGTCTACTCGGACATCAGCAAAAAGATGGCCAAACAAATGGCTCCTCTTCGCCTCATCGGTAACCTCTTAACAAAGGTACAGGATGCAACGACTGATCTAGCTTTTGCGCAAGACAAAGTACTTGCAGAGGTTAATAAGAGCACGCAAGCATATGGTCAATATGACGATCAGATAATCGATGTTAATATATCACATCGTACAATGGGACTAGGATTAGAACGTGTTCAGGAGTCTTTTACGGCACTGAACAACACTATGACCACGTTTGATCTGCTCTCGAAAGACGCTCAGACGCAAATTGCAACCACCTCTGGGTACTTACAGACTCTAGGTGCTGATGCTGGTGTTGCAGCCGAAAGCATGCGCATGGCAACCAGTAACCTGGGTATGAGTGCCATCGCTGCCGATGGGCTGCGGAAAGAGATAGCAGGACTAGCTGGAGATCTCAACATAGATCTTAACAAAGCACTGGGTGACTTCAATGCAAACGCTCCATTCTTGGCGCAATACGGTGACGATGCAACGAAAGCCTTTAAAGAGCTAGCAATTGCCTCAGACAACCTGCAGATAGGTATGTCACGACTGGTTGCAATCGTCGATAAGTTCTCCACATTTGAAGGGGCTGTCAATACCGCCGGCAAACTTAATGCCGCTTTAGGTGGTGACTTTGTTAACTCCATTGAACTCATGACTGCTTCCCTAGAAGGGAAACC